GATATGGTTTCAGGTTGGCTCAAACTAGAACATACGCTTGGAGAATACAAAGCTGTTCTTGATGGACAAAGGGCCACAACCTACAACTCACCTAATATAGTTAACGTAGATTTAAAGGGCTGGAATGAAAGAGATTGAAGCTATAAAGATGCGTAAAGATATCAAGTTTCTAAAACAATATGGTTTTACTGATGCGTCTATTAGTAGATATATTGGAAACATAAGTGACCGTGCGATAAGAGAGTTTGTAGAAAACGAAAGTCGTATGTTAAGTAATGCAAACCACGAAAATTTGAAAACTTGGATAGATGAAACAATTAAAAAAATAAATGCTTTAGTTGATGATCCAATAAAAAATCTTTCTTATGAAGAAAGAGAAGAATTAGAAAGGTGGCTGCGAAATAGAAAAGTTAATAAGGCTTTAATGAAAATATACTAAGGAGAAAATAGATGAGTGAAGATGCAGTAAACCAACCACCACATTACACTAAGGGTAAGATAGAATATATAGAAGCCATGAGGTCCATGTTAACAGCAGAAGAGTTCAAAGGTTTCTGCAAAGGCAACGCTGTTAAATATATTTGGAGAGAAGATCTAAAAGGATCTAATATCCAGGATCTAAAAAAGGCTGTTGTTTATTTGAATTGGGCTATTGAAAGATTGGAGAACATGTAATGCCAGGACATAAACACATACAAATATGTAAGCTTGTAGTGTATTCAGAAAAAGATTTAATGAATTTAACCTTTGATGAACAGTTAGATATCATAAAACAAGCTATGAAAGACCGAAAGTTCCATATAGAGCTTATAAATCCCCCTAGAGAAGATTTAAAGTCAGTTAATGGTAAAGGTTAGGTTAGACCAAGAAAATGCAGTCAGCGGCCTCCTATGAGGTCGTTTTTTATTCATCCTCCTCTTTTATGCAAAATATACCGCATTCGAAGTTATATTCTTTAAGATCTCTGCCTTTTGCATCAACTGGCAAATCTTTTAGTAAAATTCTTTTACCTTTATGTCTTACTAACTTTGCTCCTAATTCTTCAGATAACTTCACTCTGTTCTCAAACACTTCAGGAAAAGTTTTTCTTACCAAGTTCCAATAAGTAGGAGATGTAGCCTTAACACATCCAATACAATTAGCATTTGGATATCCAAAAGAATAGATCTCTGGAAGTTTTATGCCAGCTTGCAGCAAAATATCAAAGCAACCTTGCTTGGTAATATTCTCATCTATCAAAACCGGTAGAAGCTTTTGCTTTTGATTTTCCCTAAATCTTTCTGCTCTTTTCTCTTCGTCAGCTGTAAAGCCTAAGACAATGTAATCAGTAGGGTTTTTCATTTCCCATACTTGTCTAGCATTCTTTTTTAAGTGTGTAGTGCAAGGCGCGCCAAAGTTACCTGACATATATTTTCTTTCACGCCATACCGTTTCACATGATTGATCTGGAAACTTTGGATTAATTGCATACTCTATATCTATGCCTAACCAACTTTCTACATCTTTTAAGAACCTTTGATTATCTTCATGTTCTTCTTTAATTGGATTATTAACAACTCTTATACGGTTATCTTGTCCATATAGATCTATGGTTTTTTTTGCAGCAACTGCACTAGCTGCGCCGCAACTAAACCAAACTGTTATGTCTTTATCTTTCATAATAAAAAAAGGGGCTTTCGCCCCTTCTTTATTTTACACCTAGAACGGAGGTTTTTCTCCAGGCGATGCTGGTTTCAACTCGGTAGGTTCCATCTTCAAGATCTTAGTCTTTAATGATGTAACTTGCTCGTTGTCGTCATTAGTCCATACATCTTCGTATTGTCTAATTCCAAGCCTTAGCTGTTTACCTACAAAGTCTTGTGCAAGATCTGGCAACTTTTTAAAACCACATACGATAGCTAAGCGACTAAAGATTTCACTCGCAATTCTTTTGCTATCTTCGTTAGCAGACCATAAGTTATACCATTCATTATGATCACGATATTTACCGCCATCAATTTGAAAAGTAACTTTTTGAGTCCAATTACCGCTTTTAGATTTATATTTCTCCGCAGCAATAATCTTAGACTCGTATTCACCAGTAGGAGCAACTTCAGGACCTTTCGATTCTATTTGCTCCGCGTTTTCGAAAAAATCAACATCACTAAAATCTGACATTAAGCACTCTCCTTCTTTTCTTCAAGATTAATATTAAACCCTAACTTTTCAATTAGAGCAGTTAGATTCGGTTCCTCAAAGGCTTCTAGCTTACCGCTACGATCTTTGGCTGTGTAGCCTTGACCAATCCTTGTTTGTAACCACCTGGCCGCTACTGCATTACCTTCATCATCTTGATCATCAACAATGCGTAGGGCTAAAACCTCATCAAAGAAGTATGTGATTGCATCCCCCAGAGGTTTACTTGCCATCTTAGGACCAAATAAAAATACACCATCATTATTTTCTTTACCTTCTTTGCAAAGAAATAACACATGCATATCAAGATCCCTAAATGATCTCATTAGACTTGTAACAGCTTCACTAACATTTTGATAAGCCATTCTTCCGTCTTTGTTTCTACCTTTCTCATATACCAATAAGATTTCTGAAATCTCTGATACAGAGTCTAAACACACGCTATCATAGTCTAATTCACCTGATTTAAGAGCAGCATACACTTCTCTAAGATCATCATAAGTTTTGACTTCAATAGCAGATACGTTTGGAGCATCTTTAATAGAAAGTAATCCAGCTTCTGCACTAATAACTAAAACCCTTCCAGGCATAGTCTGTGTAGAAAAAGTTTTACCAGCTCCTGCTTGACCGTACACAAGAAGTTTTGCTCCCTGTTGGTCCACCATTTTATCTGGTGTTTTGATTTTATCTTTTAAGCTCATAATCTACCCTCCTATATAATGTGTAAAAATGAACTTGTAAATTATAACCCAAGAAACTACAATATGTAAATCATATTATTTAGGAGATTACTATGAGTAAAAAAAACGATCACACTTGGGTAGCTAATTACTATTTCAGGACCAAAGCAATTTCAACAAAAAAATTAAAGGAGCTAAGTAAAATGGGAGTCGAGCCTAATCACAAAGAACGAAAAGTAAATCAGTATGATCTATCCGGTTATATTAAATTTCTTGGACACAAAAAAGCAGCAGAGGATTTCAAATGTTCTGAGGCCACATGTAAATCTTGGAGGTATGGGTATAGGCAACCGTCTATCGCTCAAGCCAAACAAATAATAAAGGCAACCGAGGGAAGATTAGATTTCGAATCAATCTACGGATCTATATCTGAAATACTAGAAGAACAGGGCTAGTATGTTCCAGCTCAATATTACCGAGGATGACTCGTCCTTGGATATTGCTCTGGCTTATTATGATGAAGGATATAATGTAGTACCTCTTCAGAGATCTAATAAGAAACCCCCATCATTTCTTAAAGGCTGGGAACAATACAAGGAAACAAGACCTGAAAGGGATCTTGTCGAGTCTTGGTTCAAAGATAGAGATAATTTAGTTGTTGCGTTAGTCTGCGGTAAATTTATTGTCGTAGATGCGGACTCACCTGAAGCTATGGATTGGGTAGAAAAAAATCTACCTGCCTGTCCTTTCAAAGTAATTACCGGAAAGGGTATGCATTACTATTATAACAACCCTGAAAACTATACTACCTTTGCTACAAGAAGAACTAACGAAACACCAATAGAAAGGCTTATTGATATAAGAGGTGTAGGTGGCCTTATCATAGCTCCATATAACCGCCACGCTAACGGTCAAGTATATAAGCCAGTCATGATTCCAGATTGGAAGATCTATGATCATACAGATCTACCTGACTTTACTGAAAAGGAATATACACAAATAACAGGTGTACCAAAAATTGAAAGTAGCAAACAGACTGCGCCTTTCTCTCTTGATGGTGTTATGGAGGGATCTAGAAATGACGGTGCTGCAAGGATAGCAGGATACCTCATATCAAAAAATGTAAATTTAGAATTTGTTAGAGTATTTTTACAAAACTGGAATAAGAACAATAACCCACCTTTACCTCAAGCAGAAGTTGATTCGGTTGTAGAAAATGTTAAGAAAACTCATGATCGTAAAAACCAAATAGCTCCTTTATTTATACAATCAACAGAAAGCATACAAAGACCAAAAGATTTATTCTCACCACCTGGACTCATAAAAAATATGTTTGAGTTCTGTGAAGATATTGCTCAAGTACCGCAACCTGAATTATCTCTAGTAGGTGCCTTAGCACTAGCTAGTGTTACTTGTGGCCGCCTTTACCGAACTAACATGAATAACTTTTCAAGTATGTACTTTATGGGTGTTGCAAAGTCAGGACAAGGAAAAGAAAACATAAAAACATTTATAGAGTCAGTTCTTAATGCTTCAGATCAAGAAAAACTTATTGTTGGAGATGGATATACATCAAGTGGTGCTGTTCATTCAGTTCTTAAAATCAGACCAACACAAATAACAATTATGGATGAGTTTGGTAAAAGGTTAGAGGCTATTAGTAATGCTGGCAATACAAACAAAGAAGATGGAATTCAAACGCTTATGGAAGCTTGGGGTAGATGTCATGGGACCTTACGGCCTGATAACTATTCTTTAATGGCTGTGCAAGAAGAGTACAAAGAGAAAATGATGAACAGAGTTACATATAAGCCTGCAATAACTCTAGTTGGTTTATCAGTACCAAAAAACTTTTACGGCGCTCTTAACAGCGGTAGGATTGCAGATGGCTTCCTCAACAGGTTTGTAGTGGTTGAATCTAACGAACCTAGAAGAGTGAGTGACTTAAAAAAATACAAAGAGCCACCAACAAATGTTGTGAATTGGGTGAACTATATTCGTAGGTTGAAAGGTTCTTTATCTGATGCATCAAGAGATAATGCGGAGCTAGACATATCACAAAACATATTGGAGTTTGATAAACAATCAGAGGAGTTGTTGCAAGACTTTGCTAGAGAAATAATTAAAAGACAAGACATTCTAGAGAAGGACAACCTTGAACCGTTATTGAGTAGATCAAAAGAAAAGGCTATGCGTTTATCGTTGCTTTGTACTTTAGCTTCTAATGCAGATGCTAAGAAGATTACGGGTGATATTACACAATGGGCTATTGATTACATTAGATACTATGATTTGATGTTTATAGAAGCCTGTAGAGATAAGGTTGCAAGCTCTGCAACAGAATCAAAAATAAAACAGGTGCTTTCTTTTATAAGATCAAGAAACGGAGAGGGTATATCTAAACGTGAAGTTGATAGACATGAATTGTTTAGAAGTATGAAGTCTTATGAAGTCAAAGAAATAATAGAACGGTTAAAGAATGCTGGAGAGATCCAAGAAGTAGAAATTAAACTAGGGGGCAAAGGCAGACCTACCAAAAGGTTTGTTGCTGTTGATCCAAACTTTTTTGAGGAGTGAATATGAAAACACCATCATTTGAAAGTGTAGAGGACCAGAAGAGAGAAGAAAGAGTAGCAGGATTTTTAGAGGGTTTATGGGGGGTAAGTTGTCATAAACTGCCAGTCAGTTATTCTTTGGATTATTGGATTGAATCAAAAGAAAAATCTTATTGGTGCGAAGTTAAATGTCGCACCTTTGCTTTTGATAAGTATGACACTTTAATTATATCTACAAATAAATTTAGAAGAGGTGCCTCTTTTGCAACAACAACAGGAGTGCCTTTTATTATTGTTTACGCTATGACTGACGGCATATACATGCATCAATGGAATAAATTTTTTACATACGATGTAAGGATGAATATCAGCGATAACCCAACTTATGATGAAGATAATGAGCCGTACATACATATACCGGCAAAAGATTGGGTTTGTTTATCAGATAAGCCCTTAGGTATGGACCGTAACGAAATAGGGTTCTAGGCTATTCTTGATGGCCTACCGAAAAGCTGCTCATCAAATTCAACACGATCACGAGATACAGGATCTAGCGTAGGCATTTGAACTCCCTCTATATCGGGTAAAGGTATGTTGGTCCTTGGTGCTTGTGTAGTTCTTAATTGTTGTCTAGTTTCTTGTGTAAGATCCTCTGCACCTGTTACAACCTCTTCAGCTGTTTGTTGTAAAGACTCTATTAATTCTTCCAAGGTGGCTTCATCATATATGCCATCCATTATGTCACTTGCTAAACTTGTTGCTTCATCATTTTCTATACCCATTTCTCTTATTAATGTTTGACGGATTGCCTGCTCTGTCATATCAAGTGAGGTTACAATAGCTCCCTTATCAGTCTTTGCTATTGCTGCAACAAATCTTGGTGATGCAAATAATTTTCTTGCGACAGCTAAAGAAAGAGCAGTAGGTAAAACAGCTATTGGATTTAACGCTAAACTTGCACCAATACCGGCTGCTACTAGGCCACCAGCTGCGCCTCCTCTGCCAGCTTCTTGTTTTGTAAGTGTATCAATCTGTCTTTGAAAGTTTCTTAGACCTTGTGATAATTCTTTACCAAACATAGCTTCTAATGTTTCGTCTGTGTAAGAATCTAAAGCTGTTTTTAAATTTTGTGGTTTGAAAAGATCTGTAATTCTACCTTTGCCGTTAAAATCAATAGACTTAGCTAAAAGCTTTTGCATACTAGCTTGCTGTATGGCCGTAAATACTTCTGGGCTTACAGTTTCTTTTAAAAGCTCTATATTTTCTCTAGCCCTTGGTCTGAAAATTGTATTAACTGTTTCATCAATACCTTTCAACGGTAGATCGTTTATAGCTCTATTTGCTTTTCGCCTCAAAACTTTATCTGAGGCTTCAGCTAGTTCTTTAAGACCTTGCACAAATTTTAATCCATTTGCACTACCTGAAGCAGTTAATCCTGCTTCTTTTCTTAATAGATCAGCAACAAGATCTTTAACATCCTGAGGCTTTAATCTTGGACTTATTTTGTTGATTTGATCAATTGTAAGTCTAACAAGATCTCCTGTACTTTTGCCGTCTTTGTCCCTAAATAGAGTATTAAGTTTGCCTGGATAATCTCTTTCAAACCTCTTAATTTCTTTTGCAAAGGTTGTAAAATCTATGGTGTCGTCAACAACATTAGTTGCTGCCCTGAACGCATCAGCAAACAATCTTTTTTGTAATTGTGCTTTAAGAGTATTTTCAG